CTTTTAAATAAATTATGGCATCATCATACTCATCAGATTTAAAATTAGAACTAGTAACCACTGGAGAAAAAGCAGGTCTTTGGGGAACTATAACAAATACAAATTTACAAATTTTACAACAAGCAGCTTCAGGTTATTTATCTTTAGCTGTAGGTGGAGCTGACGTTACTTTGGCTTTAGATAATGGAGCTACTTCAAATGGTAAAAATTTATATATTAAATTAACAGGAACATTAACAGCAAATAGAACTGTTACTATGCCTGCAGGAGCTGAAAGAGTTTTTATTATTGAAGACACTACAGTTAGAGGAACATCAAATAGAACTTTAAGCGTATTAACAGCAAGTGGAACAGCTTTAGCAATACCTACAGGTGCTGTCATGTTAGTTAAATCAGACGGTACAAATACTACTAAAGGTATAACTGAAAAAGGTTATAATACAATTACAGATTCAAACACACCTTACACGGCTGTTTCAGGAGATCAAATTTTAGCTAACACTTCTTCTAATCCTATTACCATACTTTTACCCGCATCTCCGGCTGTAGGAGATGAAGTAAGTATAATTGATACTAGAGGAACATGGGGATCTAACAACTGTATTATTAACAGAAATGGTAAACCTATTAACTCTGGCACAAGTAATTTAACATTAAATACTAATGGTCAATCTATTACTTTGTTATATATAGATGCAACAAGAGGTTGGGCATTTAAAACCAACACAGCATAAGGAGCATGGATCATGGCTCTTATTGATTTTAAAGTATTACCTGGAATTGATAAACAGGACACCACTTCAGGTGCAGAGTTTCGTTGGGTAGATTCAGACAATGTACGATTTAGATATAACTTACCTGAAAAAGTAGGGGGTTGGTCTTCTCTTTTATCAGATACTATTGTAGGAGTAGCTAGAAAAGAATTTGCATTTGTTGATTTGGACGGAAATAGATATGTTGCAATAGGAACAGATAAATTTTTACTTATATATTTTGAAGGTCAGCTATTTGATATAACACCTTTAAAAACTCCCTTAGCTTCTTCAACAATTGCAACAGTTCAGAACTCTCCAATTTGTACAATAACTACAGCAAGTGCACATGGTTTAGAACCAGGAGATATTGTTTTATTTGCTAGTGTTACTTTACCTAGTAATACAGGTTATAATCCAAACGTTTTTGATGATAAATTATTTCAAGTAACCTCAGCACCCACAACAACAACTTTTACAATTACTCAAAGTACTAATGCAACAGCGACTGTATCTACTGGAGGAAGTATTTCTGTTATACCTTATGAAAAAATAGGTCCCGCAGCACAATCTTATGGTTATGGTTTTGGTATTTCTCAATATGGTGGAACTGTTTCAGGAGCCTTAACCAGTGCTTTAAATGGAGTTTTAACTGCGGATACTGCAGGAACAGCAGGATCAGGAACTACAATTAATATTGTATCTAATGCAGGATTTCCAACTGCAGGAACTATAGCAGTCGGTAATGAATTAATTTCTTATACGGGAAAAGGTACAAATACTTTAACTGGTATTACTAGAGGAGCATTTGGAACGGCTACTACTGGAACATCAAATGGTCAAGCTCATGGTACTGGATCTGCAGTTACTGATGCATCAGATTATTCTGGTTGGGGTTCAGCTGTTCAAGCTTCTCAAGTGACTCTAGAATCTGCCTTATGGTCATTGAGTAATTTTGGTCAAGTATTAGTTGCAACTATTGCAAACGGTAAAACTTTTACTTGGAACTCGGGTATAGCTGCAAGATTTACAACAAGAGCATCTACAGGCACTACAGGTTTTTCAACTACAAATAATCCAACTGCAACTAGAGTTACTTTAGTTTCACCCACAACCAGGCATTTAATTCATTTAGGAACTGAAACAACTATTGGATCAACTTCAACACAAGATGATATGTTTATAAGATTTTCAGATCAAGAAGATATAAATGATTATACCCCTACAGCTATTAACTCGGCAGGGTCTCAAAGATTACAAGATGGAACTAGAATTATAGGATCTTTAAAAGCTAAAGAAACTATTCTAGTGTGGACAGATAATGCTGTATATACAATGAAATTTATTGGAGCTCCATTTACATTTGGTTTTGAACAAGTAGGTACTAACTGTGGATTGATAGGTAAGAATGCAGCTATTGAAATTGATGGTGTTGCATTTTGGATGTCTACTAATGGATTCTTTATGTTTGATGGTACCGTTAAATCTTTACCTTGTTCTGTTGAAGATTATGTCTATGATCAAATAGACACTACTAAAGGTCAACAAATAAATGCAGGTATTAATAATTTGTTTACAGAGGTTATTTGGTATTACCCTTCAACTAATTCAGAATACAATGATCAGTATGTAGTATTTAATTATGGAGAAGCTATGAAAGGTGGAGTGTGGTACACTGGAACTGAAGCTAGAACAACTTACCTTGATGCTAGTATTTATCCAAAACCTATTGCAACTAAATTTAATAGTACTAATTCAGGTACTTTTCCAATTATAGTAGGAGAAGATGGTTTAGGTCAAACAGTACTATTTGAACACGAAGTAGGGACAGACCAAGTTAATCCAAATGGTACTACAACAACCGTTACTTCCTTTGTTAAATCTTATGATTTTGACCTACAATCAAAACAAAAAGGGCCTGATGGCAAGGCTTCTGGACCAGCAATATCCGGAGAGACTTTCTTAGCAGTTAGAAGATTTGTACCTGATTTTAAAAATTTACAAGGAGACGCTAAAATAACTTTAGCAGTCAAAAGATACCCTCAACAATCGGAAACTACAACAGCATTAAGCCCCTTTACAATCACTGCAAGTACTGATAAAAAGGATACTAGAGCCAGGGGCCGTTTTGTTAACCTTAAAATAGAAAATGATGGGGCTAATCAAAATTGGCGTTTTGGTACATTTAGAATTGACGTTCAACCCGATGGAAGAAGATAATGGCAAAAACTTTATTTGAATTAGCACAAGAATACTTAAATCAGGGAATGCCTGATATAAGTCAAACACCAAGAGTGGTTACACCTCCACCAGCTACTACGATGCCTGTACCAATTCCTCCTGGAGGTTCACCTACAGCACGTATATTACCCATGCCTCAAGGAGGAGGAGGTGGAGATGGTTTTGGTGTTTATAATTCTGATCCTAATTCTACAAGAACACAAAATAATTATAGTCCTTATGATTATAGACAAGCTTTTGGAAAAACTGATTACCGGGATTTTGATCCAAGTAGTACATACGCTGCCAAACAAATGGAAATGAATCCAGAATACTATGAAGGTAAACAACTAACAGGTATACCAGGTGCAGCACAAAATTATTTAAAAAATAGTTTTCTAGGTAAAGGGTTAAGTGCTTTAGGTGATAAGCTTCCCGTTAATAGAAGAGCTATATTAGAAAATGAATTATTAGGTTCAGGAATGCAATTAAATGATATTGGACAATTTGTATCTGATGGCGGAGATATAAATAAAGCAGATGGGTCAAATATTATGGCAGGTTATAATGCTGCTAAAGTAACTCAAGAAACTTTTGATAAAAGAAGAGCTACAATTAATGCTAAAATGAAAGACCCTAAACAAAAAGCAGCAAAGTTAGCGGCTCTTGATGCAGCAGAAGAAAGTTTCTTTGGTGCAAAAACTAAAGCAGATATGATTTTTGAAAACAAAATGATAGAAAAAGATCCTTCACTTAAAGGACCTGATTATTTAAAGGATTCATTTAATTTTACAACAAACAAAGATGAGAATAATATTTTTGCGGCAAATGATAAACTTACAGATCCAAATATCACTTCTAATATGATAAATGAATTTGGTTTTGGCGGAGAATATGGAAGTTCAGATGATAATTTTCCAAGTGCGCCACCTACAACTGTAGATATGATAAATGAATTTGGTTTTGGTGGGGAATATGGAAGTGCAGATGATAATTTTCCAAGTGCGCCAGTAGCAACTCCAACTGTAGATCAACTAAATGAATTTGGTTATGGCGGAGGCTATGGTAGTTCAGATGATAATTTTCCAGGTTCTCCAATTCCAACTCCGACTGTAAATCAAATAAATGAATTTGGTTATGGTCAAAATTATGGAAGTGCAGATGATAATTTTCCAAGTAATCCAATAACAACTCCAGGAATTACTCCTGCTATGGTAAATGAATTTGGTTTTGGTGGAGGCTATGGAAGTGCAGATGATAATTTTCCAAGTGCGCCAGTAGCAACTCCAACTGCAGAAATGATAAATGAATTTGGTACAAATCCAACTTATGATCCTGGACCTTTTGATTATCAAATGCAACCTTCTAATGTATATCAAGGTGGAGGTAGTGATAATAGTTCAGTAAGTCCAAGTGGTGACGTAACAAGTTCATCAGGACAATATCAAGGAAACATAAATGATGAGTTTTCTCAACCAGCACCAACGCAATCTGGACCAACTTATTCAGGGATGGGTTCTATTGGATCAGGTGGTGGTGGTGGTAACGATTCAGGCGGCGGTGGTAAAATAGTATGTACCATGATGAATGAATCATATGGCTTTGGATCATTTAGAAATAAAATTTGGTTAAAACATTCAAAAGACATGGCACCAGAATATCAAATAGGATACCATAAAATATTCTTACCATTAATTAAAATAGCTAAAACAAATAAAGTAGTTAAGAAAATATTAGAACACATTGCAGTACATAGAACCCTCGATATTAGACAAGAAGCAAGAGGCAAGGTACATTTACTAGGTAGACTATATAGAAAAATATTAGAACCATTATGCTATTTGGTAGGAAAGCATGGCTAAAATAGTAATTAGATTACCCGAGCCTAAAGAAGAATATGATATTTCTAATCAAAAACAAATTAACAGATCAATTGCTTTGATAGTAGAACAATTAAATTCAACGTTTTTAAACGAACAGAAACAAGATCAAGAAAGGTTTACGTGGTTTAATGGCTAACATATATACAAATGCAAAAGTAGATTTAACTACAACAAATGCTACTACATTTTATACAGCACCTAGTAACTCTAGAGCAATTATAAAATCATTGTTAGTATCAAATGATGCTGGAAGTGCCGCAACATTAACAGCAACGTTAACTAATGCAGCTGCTGCTGTATTTAGTTTATTTAATGTAAAATCAATAGCTTCTAATACTACCGAACAATTATTAACAGAACCATTGATATTATTAGAAAATGAAAT